GCTTGAAAAAATAGAAGAAAAGGAAAAATGAACGAAGAAGCATTCAACAAATTGATGGGGTATCCAATGGAAACTATCGAACAACTGGTCAAACAAGCCAAGGAAATCAACCGCAATCGAATCGTTGATTTGAACAACCGCGACCTTAAGGAGAACGGTATAGAAAAAGACTGATGAAGATATTAGAACTACAGCAACGCAGCAAGGAATGGTTCGAGGCGCGCCTCGGAGTAATTACTGGATCGAGAGCCAAGAGCGTGTTCTCTAAAAACAACCTCCCATTTATTGATGAGCTTATCGCAGAGCGCCTCACGGGTGTTATCCCCGAGGGGTTTACTTCTGATGCAATGCGCCACGGCGTACTCTATGAACCCGAAGCCATTAGAGTATATGAAGAGACAACGGGCAGAATAGTTGATGAGATAGGCTTCTGCGTACATAAGGACTACCCTTTCATTGCCGTATCTCCCGATGGCCTTATCAATGTGGGCGGTAAATATAAAGGTGCCGTTGAGGTGAAGTGCCCCAGTAGTAAGAAGCACATTGAGTATATGCGCATCGGTAGGGTGCCAAACGAGTACAAATATCAAGTGCTTCACTACTTCGTAGTAAACGAAGATTTGGAGTGGTTAGATTTTGTATCTTATGACCCGCGCCTCAAGAGTTGCAAGCTACACGTTTGTCGTGTGCTCCGCGATGATATGATGCACGAGATAAGCGCAGCCCTTGATGCCTACCTTAAGTTCTATGATAAACTAAAGAAGTACGAAGATGGCATACTCGGAGAATGATTTAAAAGCCCTATGCTGGGAAGAGGCTAAGGTCTACTTCAGCGCAATGGATCGCAGCCACATCTCAAGAATGATTGAACACGCCGTAAGAAAACAATATGCAGATACCGAAGAATCTTAAAGAACTCAGTGCCCTGGCCACGCAGCTAAAGGCAGAGAAGCACCCCGATATTCCGCCCTTTGCTTTGGTAAAGAAGCGCTTTAAGGATACTACAGCCAATGAACTTACGAAAACCATCATTTGGGATATGTACCACATCCGCGAGGGTGTAGCCTACCGTATCAATAATGGGGCAGTATATGATAAAAAACGGGGAGTTTACCGCGCTGGAGTACAAAAGAAAGGCGTGCCCGATATCATTGGCATCATCAATGGCCGATTCATAGGTATAGAGGTGAAGATTGGTAAAGACCGCCAAAGCGCTGACCAAAAACTTATAGAAAAGGAAATCAATGCCGCTGGCGGTGTGTATTTTATAGCCAAATCATACGATGACTACCTAAACAAAATCAATGAAGTCACACATAACTGATGGGGCAACCTCTGAGCTGCAAGTAGCTGCTCTATTATTAGAGCACGGCTGGGCCGTGGCTTTTCCATTTACACATCAAAACCCGTTCGATCTTATCATCTACAAAGAGGGGAAGGTTAAAACGGTGCAAGTGAAAAGCGGAACATTCGCCGACAACCAGCACACGGTGATTAAAGCCGACTTCAACTACTATGCTGAGGTCGACTACATTATACTACACGATAGGGTACAGCATCAGTTTTATATCTTCAGCAAGGGGGAGCTGAACAACCGCCGCACGGTGACAATGAACCCCAAGAGACACACACAACAGCTCAACAACTGGAAACGAATTAAATGAATACAACAACAATAGCTAAGAAATACCTTGCGCACGGCTTTAGCCCCATCCCACTTATTGATGGGGAGAAGCGCCCAAGCATAAGGAATTGGCAGCAGTATGGTGTGGAGCCTATGGGACTCCAAGAAGCCGAGAGCCTCTTCCAAAACACGGGGAGCATAGGTTTAGTGATGGGCTTCGATGGCATCCAATGCCTTGATATCGATGCCAAGCACTTTAGAGGTAAGGAGTATGAGGTCTTCTGCGAGAGGCTCGAGGAGGAATCTCCTGGCCTTAAGGATAAGATGATTATACAAACCACGCGCAGCGGTGGGTTCCATTGGATATTTAAATGCGATGAGATAGCGGGCAATCAAAAGCTCGCTCGTAATATAGATGGTGAGGTGACCTTTGAAACGAGAGGCCGAGGTGGTCAAATCGTTACCTACCCAAGCAAAGGGTATAAGATACTCGGGAAGATAACCAACGTTAAGCGAATCAGCCCCGTGGAGCGCGACGTTATCTTCCGAGTAGCCCGTACAATGGATGAGATGCAGAAGGAAGTGGTTGTCGAAAGCAAGCGCATCGGCGACATCCAAACGCAAGACCAAACGCCGTGGGGTGAGTTTAGAGCAACACACACGGCCCTTGATATCTTACAGCGCTACGGCTGGACAATAGTAGGGGAAAGCAGCAAGTACATCTATCTGCTGCGCCCGGGATCAACGGACAGCAAAACAAGTGGCGTGATATTTAAAGACACCGAGCTGTTTTGGCCGTGGACAACAAGCAGTGCCTTTGAAGCAGAGATGCCCTATGACGGTTTCCAATGCTATACCTTATTAGAACACGGCGGTAGCTTTGATGAGGCCATTAAGGATATAAGACAACAAGGCTATGGCAAGCGCTATGAGTTAAATGCACCGAATGACTTTAATATAGACTTAGATGATGAAGAAGTACAAGAAGAGATGGGCCAGCTACTGGCAAAGCTACGCGTTGACTCTACTATTGAAGTATCCCAACCTCCTAAAGCTCTTGAGATGGTTTTTGGTCAGAACAGCTACATCATCGGCTCTTTTGGAAACTTTAGCCTCGTGCAAGGAAAAGCGAAGAGCCGCAAGAGCTTCTTCCTATCAGCACTCGCAGCGGCAGCATCATCGGACTCAATGGTATGTGAGCACCTCCGAGGGTATATCTACCCGCGTAAGGTCTTATATATTGACACCGAGCAAGGGGACTTCCACGCCGCTAAGGCGAAGAAGAGGGTGCACGAGATGGCTGGACTTCAAAACAACATCAACTACGACCATATCGAGTACATCAAGCTCCGCAGCTTGGATACAAACGCGCTCCGACTCGCTGCAATAGATTACATCTTTAGAACGGAGGAGAACATCGGGTATATGGTCATCGATGGTATTGCTGATGTAGCCTCTAAGGGTGTGAATGATGAGGAGGAAGCCACAGCAATAGCCTCTAAACTCCTCAAGTGGACAGCGGAATACAACTGCCACATCACCGTTGTATTGCACGAGAACAAGAACGATAGAAATGCTAAGGGACACCTTGGGCAGTATATCGTTCAGAAGAGCGAGAGCACGTTCAGTGCTAAGAAGAGTGAGCACAATAGAGATATCACTGAAATCACACCCGAGTACACAAGGAACATAGAACCTCCAGCGATTGAGATGAGTATTGGTGGCTTTGATCTTGTTGAGTTCAGCGAGGTTGAGGTTGATGAGTTCTACAACAAGACACGCGTTTGGACTGATGAGGATAAGCACCGCATTGCCGCCAAGATATTAGGTAAGAGCAAAGGCGATGCTGCCACTTTCATACGCGATACGGAGGACTGCAAGCGCAAGGATGCTGAGAAGGTTTTGGCATTGATGGAAGAAAATAGTATAATACATTGGGATGGTAAGCGCCCCAAGATTGTAGCGCTTGGCCCTAAAGATGGTGAAGACCCTATTGATTTATGATAGATTTAAAGACACGCAATAAGATAGCACAGCTCATTGTAGATATGCACATAGGCGAGAAGAAGCCTGTGCGCAAGCAAGAGATGCTTCCATTAATTAAGGAAGTAAACGATACGGCAATCATCGGCCACGCCATTCGCTTTGTAAAGAATGACAGCACAGGTGAGGTCACGCACATTAAGAAATATAGAAAAACCGCCATAGAAAAAAGAATAGAGAATGAAACGTGAATGCATCAAGTGTAAGAAAGAGCACCCCATTGAGGACTTCTACCCATTAGAGAGAGGTAGAGATGGCAGAAGAGCGCGCTGCAAGCATTGTGAGAAAGAGTACCGCGATGCTAATAAGAAGCCCGTGATGCCCCGCGATGGTGAACCTTTCCGACTTGATACCAACACGGTACACAACCATTTCTACATCCACTTTGGATTCACTGAGTACCGCTACAACCCAACCGAATGGAGTGAGCGCGCTAAGTACATCATAGATAAAACAATAACAACAACAACTAAAAACAACAAGCTATGACATTTCCCGACAGCTACCTTGATGACGGTAACCCGTGGACTACGGACAGCGAATGCTGCGCAGAGTGCGGTAAAGAAACTGATAACTATGCACTGATTGATTCAGAACCAGTGTGTCAAGACTGCGAGCATAGTGTCTATTAAAATTAATCAACTCGACCTCTTTAGTGGTATCGGAGGATTCCACCTTGGCTTTGAGCGTGCTGGCTATGAGGTTACGAGTTACTTCTCGGAAATAGATAAGCACGCAGTAGCAGTATATCAACACAAATTTAAAGATGCAACCTATGTCGGCTCAGTTACTGATGTTCGAGGAGCAGACCTCCCCAACATCGACCTCATCACTTTCGGTTCTCCTTGTCAAGACTTTAGCCTCGCTGGAAAGCGTAAAGGGATGGACGGAGAACGAAGTAGCCTTATCCTTGAAGCAATACGCCTTATCACCGAATGCCAACCAAGAGCTTTTGTGTGGGAGAATGTTAAGGGAACATTCAGCTCAAACGATGGCGAAGATTTTGCGGCAATCCTCCAAGCCTTTGCCAACATTGGGGGCTATAGACTTGAATGGCAATTGCTTAATACATCGTGGTTTTTACCACAAAACCGAGAGCGCATCTACCTTGTCGGATATTCTACAACCCCCACAGGAGATTGGGGAGGAGTTTTTCCTATCTCAATCAAGCCAGGAAAGGATAATGGGATACCCAAACAAAACCCAACAACATATACAATCACAAACCCACAAAGAGATGGAAACGGCTCGTACATTAGTGAACGTTCTGAATCTACGAAGGGATTAGAACCTCTCAAGATTAAGGTAGCTAATAAGAAAGGATACCAAGAGGCTGAAGATGGCGATGCAATACGATTGTATCAACCCAACAGCGAAACGCAAAGAGGAAGAGTAGGTAAAGGTGTGGCGCATACCTTAGAGACTACTGGACAGCAAGGTGTGGTGCAGCCAGTACAAATAGGGCAAAGCTCTCAAACCTTTGCACATAAAAGCGGAACGCTTATAGGAGAGGACGGTCAAGATGCTTTTACCATTAGAAGCTCTAACCCTAATGGGGTTAAAGTAGAGCAGCCTTACTATCAAGACATAGAAATAGGAGATATTCGATACGATGAAGGAGGCTTTAGGCCTCGTAAAAATGGAATAGCGCCAGCTTTAGTAGGGAGTAATGATAAGAGCGGAACGCCTAACTGCTCAATCCTTAAAAACAATAGTACCTACCGCATCC